AAGACGATTAATTTCTTCTTCTGTGTATAATGATAAAATTTCAGAGTCATAAACTCCAAGATTTACACAAGACTGAATATGTGTAAAAAAGTCTGGATGCTCTTGAAGTTTTCCATATAAAGATTTGCGAACAGAAAATAACAAAAGTCTGGCAGCAACATATTGATAGTTTGGATTTTCCAAATCAATCAAATCCGACGAAGAACGAATTAAAATTTCTTGTATTTCGGCAGTCGTAATTCCATCATAAAACTGAATACCAGATTGTATCTCAACTTGAGATGCAGAAACCCCAGAGAGGTCTTTACAAGCTTCCTCAACCATGATATGAAGTTTATCCAAATCTAATCTTTCGGCAGTTCCACTTCTTTTAATAACCTTTGTTCCATTGCTCATACTCGTTTCCATCCAATAAGTTTTGCTTTTGCTTCTAATCCCATTACAGTATTTTCCTTTATAATTTTTTGGGCATCTATACCTGCAAGTATTATATCATTAATATCTTTATACATCAAATCTCTAGGCCAAATTACGATTGAAAATTTCATATCAATTGTTTTTTCGACTCTTGATATCATTTCTTTATTTCTTTTTTCATTATCATAAACAAACACAAATTCAACATCAGGTTTATTTTTAAAAAACATATAATCCATATCAGCACCAACCATCGCAATTGAATTATCTAAAAACATACTATCAAAAGGACCTTCGACAATATAAACCGTTTTGTTCCAATTGATTTTATCCCATCCAAAAATTTTTGGTTGTTTTTCGTCCAAAATAATCGTAATATATTTAATTTTTGATAATTTATTTAAACTACGACCTTGATAACCAAAAATTTCACCATCCTTAATTAAAGGAATAATAATTCTTGGTTCATCATATTGAACCGATTTAAAAGTTTCTTTTTGAGTATTCGTCCATTCTTTAAAATTTTCACAGTAATATAATTCACTTAAAAACTTTTCTGGTATCTGTCTTTTTTCTAAATACTCTCTTGCTATATGTTTTTTATTTAATTCTAAAATTGTAGGAAGATTGAATATTTTTTTTTTGAAAGATGGTTTTTCGAATTTAAACTCTGGTTCTGGTGTATTTGTTTTTTTACCAGTAATACCATTTTTATATCTTTCCATTATATATTGATCGTAAAGTCCAATATCAATATCTTTTAAAAAATTAGTAAGTGTTCTTGATGTTCCGCAATTATGACATTTATAGTTATAATCATTTTTTATTTGATATAAGTATCCTCGTGCTTTGCTTTTTTGTCTTTCAGAGTCTCCACAATAATTACAACGAAAATTATAAAGTCCTGCTTTTTTTCTTGCAAATTTCTGAAGTCTAGATGAAGCTAATAAAATATACTTTTCATCAATAAAACTCATTTTTTAATCTGGACTTGAGAAGGATTTCCATCATACTTAATTTCTAGCATATTGTCAATAAATGGAATAATCAATCCGACAATTACAATAGCAGCACCAGTCAAGGAAAGAGCTTGCCATTTAAATTTTGATAATTCGACTACCGTTTTTTCAATTATTTCTATTCTCTTAATAACAATCTGATGTTCTATAGTATTTTGATGTTTTACCTCATCAATCATTTTAATAATAATCCCATCAGACTTCGTTGATTGTTCTAATCTTTCCTCATGAATTGCAAGCATTTTAGATATGCCTTGACTTGTTTCATTTATTGCGTAAATTGCATCTTCAATTTTTTTCATCATTTGCTCATAGATAGAAACCTTTTCTTCAAGAACCGCAACTTTAGTATCAGTTGATGACCCCTGTTGATTAAACATTTTTCTTTCTCCTAAAAAGATTCTTATAAAAAAATGGAATACCTTTATATTTTTTTTTTCTTAAATCTACTGGTGGTTGGTCCGGAGGAAGACCTGCAATATTTCCACCTGAAGCATTATTTGTAGGAACTCCGGACGATATCATTCCATCTTCACGTAAGAGACGAATAGTATTAATAATTTTTAATAGGACACTTTCTTTCATTATAGTGAATTTAAAATTTTAAGACATTCGATATTAATAGGTATATCGTGTATTGAAGTTTTTGGATATTCCGGAAGTCTACCGAGATATAAAACAAAAGTTTTTAGAATATCCCAAAGTTCTTTATTAATTTTATAAAACAATAAAGGTGTTGTAGCTTCTCCAAATACATTATAAAGAATCATAAAATGATTTACGACCAAATGGACATTCAATTCTCCCGTATTTTTATATTTGTTTAGAAGTCTTTTAATCCATTTAAATCTTTTCATGTCTTCAAAGAAATCATCTTGCGTAATTGCTTGAGGATTTTCGTAATTTTTTATTGCAAAGATTATGTAATTATCTTCATTCAACTCATCAAATCTCATATTATGTTTTAACTAACTGTTAATGTAGTTGTTCCAAGTCCAACGGCAGTTACTCCATCTTTTTGTAAAGAAAGATAAGTTCCAGCACCGCCTATTTGACGAATGATGTCAGAAGTAAAGGAACTAATAATACCAACACCAGTTGCACCATCAGTACCAACACCAATAAATCCTCTGTCCATATCAATAAACAACTTTGTAGCATTTGTTCTAGTACTGAATGTAACTCCAAGTCCTGCAGTAATTGTTGAAGCAATTGTACTTGCTGTTCCAATTTGAACAGAAGTAGTTCCAACAGCAACAACAGAAACATTTGTAAGTTTACCTGCTACTGTAAGTGAACTTCCAATAGAAACACCCGTTACTGAGTCAACAAAGATATTAGTTCCACCAATCGCAACAGTTTGTCCTGTCGTAGTTACTGATGTTGTGAATGGAACGTTTGCAGTAAGAACTGAATTTGGTGAAGTAAAGGCAAATGCTACTCTGTTGGTGATTTGTCCGTTGTAATTTGTAAAAACAGTCAATCCGTTGCCATTTACATAGTTAACAACTGGTGCTCCAGGTGCGACTGATGCTGCTGTCCCAACAATTGCAGTACTTTCATTTGCATTATTAGCATCAAAGGTACGAATTCTAACTGTTGCTCCGGCAGAAACATAAACCAGTTCATTATAAACAAGATGAACATGTCCAGTAGTATTAGTAGCAATACCGGTAGTTCCGCCACCACCAACAGAAATTGACGATGCCTTGTTTGGGTCTTCGAAGAAAACTGCTACTGGAGTAGCATTTCCGAGTCCTGTAGTATTTGAACTAATACCAGTAGTATTCAGACCAGCAATAGGAACTAAAATCTCATCACAATACCTGGTGCTAATTCCAGAGTTTTCAGAACTCTTGTAGTGTCTGTGTATCCATCCTCGACCATCAGCAAAAACATTATGCCCTGTAATGTTTTTGTCAACGATGTGCATAAACTTTGGAATGTTATAATTATTTGCCGCAGTTTCGGTTGTTGTTGAGATGCCCCAGAGTGCCATTCTTTTCTTCCGTAAGTTTTCCTAAAAGTATTTATAAAAAATGAGGAGTTATTTACTCCCCAGTAAATCTATTTTATATATAGTGAATTTTTCAAAAAAATTCACTATAATTTAATAAATTGAGTTTTTTTTATAATTACTCTCAAGGAGTAATATCTTTTGCGCCTTTTGCTTTTAGTTGTCCTTGAACTTGTAGAAGAATAAGTGAAAGAATACCATTAGCCTTGATTTTTGGATTTGCTCCAAGTGCTTCCGAAACTGCAAATAATACAGTTGCGATAAGTGCTTGATTAGATGATACCCATGCCCATACGATTGCGACTGACATAATAACCTCTAGGTGAAATGTTCCTATTTTATTTAGTGATTTTACCTAAATTTAACAATTCCACTTTCTTAGTGCTAATGCCTTTCTAGTTGGACGACCTTTTTCGTCTTTCATAGGACCAGGCATTCCGCCCATACGAGCACAGAATGATTTTCTACGATTTGCAGATTTTGAACCTGGTTTTAATTTTGATGGTGGAGTGGTAACCGCCATTGATAGTTTTGAACCTGGATTTTCTCTCCGATACGAAGCAATTCCTTTTGCATTTAACCCACCCTTAGGATTTTTTCCTGCTTTCCTCTGCCAAGCAGCAGATTCTTCATTTACCTTTTTATCTTCTGGATTCAACTTAATTATATTTTTTCCCTTCATTACGTCTATAATTATTTTTTTTTTTCCTTTATCTTTTTCGTCTACTTCAATTAAAAGTTCTTCTCTCCAGTTGGAATATTCTTCATTGGCTTTAATGATTGAACCACTAAGACGAGTTATTGGATAATAGTTGTTTCTTCCGACCTTAGTAAGGATGTTACTTGCATTTTGACCTGTATAAGAAGGGGCATCCTTAGCACTTTTGATCTTCCTGGCTTGTTTTCCAATAGTACCATAGGGGGAAGTAATGTATCTAACAGGTTTTTTGAACACTGATGATGCTTGTGGTTTTGGTTCTGGTGAATAATTTTCTTTTTTTTCAGTTTTTCCAGGTGGTCTTCCTCCCATAATGCCACTTTTTTTTGGTTTTTTAGAAGACATTGTGTTTTCTGTTTTTTTTCTTGCTGCTAATGCTCTTATGCCATGAAATGCAGCACCACTAACTCCAAGAGCAGCAGAACCCACATTCCCCACAATTTTTGATAATGCCGTGCCTTCCTTATCTTTGTCCGAAATCATTTGGGTTTTAATGCCTCCAAGTGATTGTTTTATTTTATTTTTCTTTTCATTTTTCTTATTTCTATCCATAACCCAATCGATATATTCTTTCTTTCTTTTTTCCGAATCTTCTCTTGTTTTTTGAAGTCTCTTTCTTAATTCTAAGTCTGCTGGTGATAAATTATTATCTTTTCTTTTTGATGCTTTTCTTAAAATTTTAGAAGCTTCATATGATTTTCTCAATCTACTTGCTCTTTCTGTGCCAGTTTCCATCGTACCATCATCATCATAAGATGATGATTTATATTTTTCGTTTGATTTTAAAAATTCCTTAGACTTCTTTTTATTTTTTTGATTTGGGGTTTTTCCGCCTGGCAGAACTTCATTTGGTCTATAATATCTTTCATTTACAATTTCTTTCCAATTTCTCATTTTACTTTTGCTAGTTTATTGGTATTTATATTTTTTTTAGGTGTTGTGGGTTTAATTAGAACATCAGTATAAGAAACTACTGGTTGTCCCGGTGTCATTTCTTGTGTATATGCTCTATATTCGCAAGTTCCAACTTCATATACCTCACGAACATCCTTCAACCATGACTTGAACATTATTCCTTCTTTTGTTACGCATATCAAATGATTAGAACCACGACGAAGTATTCTTCCCTGTAGTCCAGTATTTTGATTTTCGACTAATGCCCCAACTTCGAATAGTCCATTATTCTTATAATCTTGCCTCAATCCGCTAACATCCAATTCTGGTGCTATTTTCCAAAGTTGAGTGCTTTCGGTGACTTTCATAGATTTTACTATGGAATTAAACATTTTTTCCTTTTCAGTTATTTTCATAGATGGGGGCAATCCACTTGAGAACTTTTCATAATCATTCATAGCAGCAGCAGTTCTCATCATTGCAGAAGAACCAATACTTTCTACATCACTATCGGGGTCCTTTACTCCAGATGAAACTACTTCAATATTATTGAACTGATAATTTTGCCCCTCGCCCTTATGAGCTAAACTTTGAAATTCTCCCAACCTATCTTGTCCAACTACAATTACAACATCAGTAAATCCATCACTATAAACAGAACCCAAAGCATCAAAAATTGTTTTTATGCTATCACTATCTACAATATAATCTGCATACTTTGAGAACATAGATTTCATATAAGAAATCTTTAATTGAGAATTAAGTGGATTTAAATCTCCATCCTGAATACGACTTGGATAGATACGATATTCAAAACCTCGTCTTGTTGATTGAGAATAACCTGCTGCTAATAATGCTTCGTGATTTTTGGATGGAGGATTAAATCTGCCAAGTAAAATTACAATACCCTTTACTTGTTCTTGTTGCTGTTCTTCGTCCTTTACAACTTGAGTTGATTTAGTTGTAGTTGCTTGTGTTTTTTCTTTTTGTGATGGTACGATTTCATTATCTTTAGTATCTCCACTTCCTTGTCCGAAATATTTTAATTTTCCACTTACTGTTTTTGCGATTAATTTTCCTTTATTGTCGTACCAATCTCCGTGCCCATCACCCACAAGACCCCTATTCTTTGCTTCTGTGGAAGCAAGAGTCTCTATAGCTTCTTTGATGAACTGAGCAAATGTCTTCATTTATACTAGGTTTTCTAGTTATTTATCTTATCTTTTTTGTCTTCTTATATTTGCTTTTGCTTTTTCTCTTTCTTCAATTTCTTTATTTATCGTATTTTCCAATTCTTTATCTTCTTTTTTTTGTTGTCTTCGAGTAGCAATTTGTTGCAGTAGTTCTTGTTTACGTTGTTCACTATTTGCTCTTAGTGCTGCAAGATTTTCTGCTGCATTCTCTAAAAATATTTTAAAAGTTTTCATATAAAAAAATACCCTACTATTCTTATATTTATCCAATTCTTAACTTGATAGAACTAGTCATATCCGATGAAGATTCAAATTTTATTCCAATAGAAAATAGTTTTTCTGTATTTTTTTCAATTAAAATGCTAAAATTACTACGTTTTGATACACTAATAGTTGAACTCAAAATATCATTTATCTCTTCGTCCTGCATAGATTCATATGGGCTACGAAGATTAGTTACAATAATATAAAAGGGAAGATTAATTAATCGTAAAGTATCTTCAAGAATATAATTTTTAAAACCAGCTTGGTCTTGTGTTATTTTAGTATTTAATAAAGAATAAATTTCGTCTCTATACGAAGATTTAACATCGTTTGCTGCTTGTTTGAATGTTTTTCTAGTTTCAGCATTAACATTAACATCAGATTTTGAATACCACGTTCTCCCTTTTTCGAGTGGTTTTAACTTATATTTTGATATTATATTGGGGACAATATTGCGATATAGACTATCTCTACTACTTCCTAAATATCTTAACAACTCACCAATTCCTGGATTAATTTTTACGATTTTTGGTGATTTAATCTGGTTTTTTATTGATATGCCAAGATATTTTTGAAATTGACTGTTTAAGTTCAATTCCAAAAGAATATCACTAGGATTATTATTATCAAAATATGGATTGATTGATTTGAAATTATAATTTTGCCCAGTCATAGTTAAATTTATAATACTAGACCCAGCTCTATCTGTTTTTATATAATTTAAAATTTTATCAGAAATATTTTTTGAATTATTATCAAGAATGCCAAAATTATAATTTGGAGATGTTTGAGATATTATAGTTTTATGATTTTGTATTTCAGTTACAAAATTTTGATTTGGTGTTAAATTATTTGCAACTGAATATTCAACATATTTTCCTATCGAATCATTTATATTTGCCACAAAAAATACCCCAATATTCTTATATTTAGAATATTAGGGTATTATAAATCCCCCTCTACTCTATTTTCACTACGATGAATATCAAAAGTTCCTTCTGGATACCTTGCTGATAGTTTTTGGTAATTAATTTCCATCAATTCTTCAAAAGTAGTATCAAGAGCAATACAAAGTTGAGACATATACCAAAGAATATCTCCTGCCTCTTTTTTCATATGGATGATATTTTCTTCATTATATGGTTTTCCTTGTAAGAATATTTTTTTTATAATCTCTACGAGTTCTCCTGCCTCGGCACTCACTCCAAATGCAGCAGTCATAAGACGAGGGACATCCGCATCTCCAACTTCTAATTCAGTTAGACGAGAAAGTAAAGAAGGAAAATCGCTACTTGCTTTACTTGTAGTTTCACGAACAAACTCAATATATTTTTTTGTATCAATAACTTGGGTCATAGTATACTCAATGCTTCCATCAGAGAGGTTTTCTTTTTGAATTGAAATAGTCATACAATAAAAGGTTCTAGATCACATTGGATTAGGATTTTTTGTTCAGAAAGTCTTAAATCATCTGGTAACTTAATGTAAGGAACATTAACAGTCTGTGGATTTATATGTTTCATTTGACGATATGTTCTGGTATTATCAAATTCGACAAGCATTATCGCGTCTTTAATATTATTACAATCAACGATTTTTTTACCATCTCTATCAAATACTGAATAATAAATCAAAACTTAAATCCCTCAAATGATTTTTTGGGTTTTCTTTCTTCATCATTATACTCTTCATCTTTACCAGAGTCAAGTATACCATCTTGAGCGTTTTGTTCTACATCATAAAGTCTCATTTTACTTCTATCGATACCAATCACAAATCTCTTATTTGCAGTAGGATCATTATATCTGTTCTTAAGTTGCTTTACCATAATCTGTCCCAAACCCTCAAGTTCTTCTGTGGATATTAAGGCAAACATAAGGTCAGCAGTTGCAGGAAGTCCAAAAGACTCACTAGTATCAGTCAAATCTGGATCAGAATTTGTAGAACCACTACGAGTAGTTTGTGTTGCACTAAAAATAGGAACATTCATTTCTACCGCAAGCCCTCTTAATTCTTCAGCAATTGATTTAATATAAGAATAAGAATTAACCGAAAGATTACCTTTATATCTTGAAGAAGCACAGATATTCAAATAATCAATAAAAATAATATCAGGACGAAATGATTTTTTCAATTGCAATTCATTTAATAATGCTCTAAAATGTCCCGAATGTGCCGAAGCAGTTGGGTATTCTTTAATGATTAAAGTTCCTTGTGTTTTCTTTGCAATAGCATTTACTTTACTTTCAAACATTATTTTTGGAAGTGTTTCAATATCTTTGATATTAATATTTAAAAGATTTGCATCAATACGTTCGGCAATTTTTTCTTCCGACATTTCAAGAGTTATATAGAGAACATTCTTTCCTTGTAAAAGAACAGAAGCAGCAACGTGGCACATAAACAAAGATTTGCCAACACCAGTTCCAGCAAGAGCGATATTGAGTGTTTTATTTGGTATACCACCTTTTGTAATCTTATTGAAATAATCCAAATCAAATGGTATTTTTTCTTGTTTTTTATGATAAAAATCATAACGTTTCTCAAAATCATTTAAATAATCGTGCCCGACATTATTATCAAAACCAACTGCTAATGCTTCTTGAAGAATACTTGGAATTGCATCTCTGTTTTTCTTTTCATCTTGACCATCAGCAATTTTGATACTTTCCATCAAAGCAAGATAAATTGCTCTATCGCGACACCATTTTTCGGTAGTATCAGTTACCCATTCTAAATCTGCGTGTCCATCATCAAGTTTTGAAACATAATCACAAATAGTTTTGTAAGTATCTTCTGTAATATCTGTTCTTTTTTCAGCTTCAATTAAAAGAACTTCTTTAGTAGCAAGTTCTTCATAAGCAACAATAAACTTACAAATCTCTTCAAAAACTACTTTCTCGTGAAGGTTTTCAAAATACTCCGTTTTAATAAAAGGTAATACTTTTCTGCAATATTCATTATTAAAAAGAAGATTGCGAAGAATAGTAGTTTCAACTTTTTCCATTACTTATAATGTAAATACGTACTAATAATATATTTTGGCGAACTAATTGGAATTAGTCCAGAATGTGGAAACATCCAAAGTGGAGGGAACACAAGAAGATTTCCTTTCTTTGGTTTTACCATCATATCTACAAGTCTTGTTTCTCCTCCTTCTTCGACATCATTAAGATACCACATAAAAGACAAAAATCTTCTTGCGGTTTCATAATCAACCACATCTACGTGAGTATCAAACTCATCATTTCCATCATTATTATAACGTTTAATTCGAAATTGCTCAAATGCGTGTTCTTTTGGAAAAACTCTTCTGTCTACCATTTCGTAATATTCGTTGCGATATTGAAATGTTTTTTGAATAAGATGATTGTGAACTTGCTCAATCTCTTCTGTTAATTTGCAATTTTCTGTAAGATTAAATTGAGTAAAGTTTGGTTTTCTTTCATTTTCTATACGTTCTTGTTTATTTGAATGTTCTTCGAACACATCAATCAAAAAATCACATACACTTTCTTCTAATGCATTCTCATATACTTGAACTAATTCATTAAGAGCTTCCATAACTAAACTCTTTTTGTGCAGTTTCGTCAAGTGCTTGCATTACTTCTGGAGTAAAATACTTATCTACGTCTTTTAATATATCTTTACCATAGATTTTTTTGCCCCCCATTTCATATCTTCCTCCAACATTTTTCCACAATCCACCAATCTCACCAAGTTCAAGTAGTCCATAATACTTATCAAGTCCACGTTCGTCATAAAATAACCGAATTTCAACTTGTTTATTTTCTTTACTTAATCTTGATTTCTTTGTTGTTGCTTTGATAATATTTCCAATAACTTCCTTA